TAAGGGTCATGCCGAGTTGCCCTTCTGGCGCTGGGTTACAAGCTGGGCAATCGCTTGCCGTAAGCCATCGGATCTAGGGTTTGATGACGGGCCGTTCGTTTTGCCTCCGCTTAGAGAGGTGGAGCACTTGGTCGAGGCAAAGACCAAGGCTGACGGCATGTTGTTTGAATTGCCCGCCGCAACGCTTCCAGAGCAACGGGAAGAGCGCAAGCGAACAATCGCCGAACGGGCAGCCATGGCGGCCGATATCGTAGATCACAACCGGCCCGCGGTCGTTTGGTGCCATATGAATGAGGAAGGCGACCAATTGCAGAAACTGATCTCTAACGCGGTTCAGGTTAGCGGGCGTGATGATGATGACGCGAAGGAAGAGAAGTTTGCCGCGTTTTCGCGTGGCGATATTCGGGTGTTGATTACCAAGCCAAAGATTGGCGCTTGGGGGCTTAACTGGCAACACGCCGCGGATATCGTATATTTCCCGTCTCACTCTTATGAGCAATACTACCAATCCGTTCGCCGATGCTGGCGGTTTGGTCAGAAGAATGACGTGACAGTAAACCTTGTCATAACAGAGGGCGAGCGTCGCGTTATCGAAAACATGAAGGCCAAGGCCAGAAAGGCCGAGGCGATGTTTGCTAACCTTGTGGCGGAAATGGGTAACGCTGCCGCAATCGTGCAAAAGAACGAATACACCAATCAAGGAGCGATGCCGAAATGGCTGTAAAAGATCAGGTTATCACGGAAGAATATGCCATCTATAACGGAGATTGCATTGAGGTTATGGCGGACATGCCGGACGAATGCATTCACCTTTCGATATATTCGCCGCCATTCGGTGGGCTGTATCATTACAGCAGCGATCCGCGCGATATGTCGAATAGCGATGATTACGCTCAATTTTTCGAACATTACGGATTTTGCATTCGCGAAATCCATCGCATCACGAAGCCGGGGCGGATTACGGCGGTTCACTGCACCGACATACCGTCCGGGAATAGCGGGCGGGATTTTCTTTTGGATTTCCCTGGCGACATCATTCGCGCCCATGCCGAAGCCGGCTTTGATTTTATTGCGCGGCATACGATCTGGAAGGAGCCTTTATGGGTGCGCAATCGGACTATGACGAAGAACTTGGCTCACAAGACTATCGTTGATGACGCTGCTTTTGGTGGCGTTGCAAGCGCCGATTACATGCTCATGTTCCGAAAGCGCGGAGAGAATGCCGAGCCTATTGAGAAACCGAATGGGCTTGACCATTACGCTGGCGAAGAGGCTATGCCGTCTAAAATCCTTGGCTACAAGCTATGGGATGGGAAGCAGACTGAAAATCGCTTTTCCCATTGGATTTGGAGGCGGTACGCGTCCAGCGTTTGGGATGACATTCGGATGGGACGTGTTTTGCCGTTTAAAGCGGCAAAAGATCAAGACGACGAAAAGCACGTACACCCTCTACAGATGGACGTGATTGACCGATGTATATCTCTCCGCAGCAACCCCGGCGAAACCGTTTTTACACCGTTTCTTGGCGTCGGATCCGAAGCTTATGTCGCGGTGCAGCTGGGGCGCAAAGCGATAGGGGTTGAGTTGAAACCTTCCTATTTCCGGCAATCTGTTAAAAATATGGCGGCGGCTGAAGGTATCGACCATTCCGATCAAGCCAGTCTTGATCTGGACCTATAGCAGCCTAACCCCAAACGCAAAACCGCCCCGGAAATCAAACCGGGGCGGATTGTTAGACGCTTGTTAAACGGGCCGGGCTAATCGCAGCCTGGCCCGATCTTATTCGGGTCATGCGGATCGACGAAATCCTGCCAGCGCCGCCAGCCTTGCGGGCAATGAAAACCCCACTCGCGAACGCGCGGGCCGGTCAAGAACAGCGTCCAGGCTTCGCGCTTGGTGCCGTCGCTGTTTTTGATTAGCTGCACTCTGTGAGCCGCGCGGGGCGATCTGCGGACAATGTGCCAGCGCTTCCGCTTGACCATCATTTTGTGAGGCAGCACGTCCCAATAACCACCTTTCAGGATAAACGAAACGCTCCACCAGGGATGATCATGCAGCGCCCGCGCGTCATCATCGCCGACGAAGTTATGCAGGTACAAATTCAGCCAGCGATTGCGCGGGATGATATGCCAGCGGCGCAAATAGACGCCGGCCGCGTTGGTGATCTCTTTATGCGGTTTCATTGATCCATTCCTCTACAGCTTCCAGCGCGGCTTGCGCGCCTAGTGCAACGCATGTAAACGCACCGGCGGCGGCGGCCGCAGTGAGATATTCCCCCTGGCCCGGCTGCCATGCGCTTTTTGTCCGGTCCTGGCGCTTCAACTCGCATACAAACGCCGGGGCACCGGGGATGATGATATCGGCAGCGCCAGGCGTCATGCCTTCCGCCTTGTGTCGCATCAACGCCGAATGTTGGCCACCGCGAAGCATCGCCTCATTTCGCGGATGGATCGCCAAGCGGCCAAGCGTATCTGGCCAACGCAATCGAACCTGGTTAAAGAATGCGATCTGTTCCGCCGCTTCCGGCGGGCATGGGCCGCGCCAGTCAGGATCGCCGAACAATCGGACGCCGGTTTCGTCAAGTCCGTTAAGCCGCATTTGACACCTCCGCTGGCAGGGTGTCTGCCGGTTGATTGTAGCCAAGCACGCGATAAAATCCGCTCGGCAGCTTCTTATAGGTGACGCTTGACGGTTTGCCCGTTGGGCTATCCTCGCAGGCGTCTTGATATGCTCGCAACTCCGCTGCCTGCTTTGGCGTCCTGGGCTCGCGCATAAGCCAGATGCAGAACGATCGCCACGGCGTCACGAAGTCAAGGCGCAGTGTTGGGTTGCCCGCCTGGCTGATGCCCTCCGTCTCTGTGACGCTTTGCACTTCGTCCGTCTGTAACTGGTGCGGGTCCGCTTTCATCTTGCGGAAATCGCCTACCAGCTTCTCGTTTGGATCAACGATTTCTGCCTTGCATTTGGTGCAGTACCGCGCGGCGATATCGTTCAACTCTCCGCATTTTGGGCACTCCTTGCTTGTCCAACGGTATTTACAGCGCGAATGCTCGCCATTCCTGCCGGTGCGCACAATGGCATCGCATCGGCGTTTAAGATGCGCCGGCAATGGCCCGTGCTCTGTCTGAACTTGGGCGCCCAGATGGTCTAGCACATAGCCAAACTCGTCAGTCTGGAAGGCGTCCTTCAAGCTAGAGGCGATCTGCCCATTGATAATAGCGACTTGCTTGGTACCGCACTGCGGGCAAGTGATATCCATCTCCTTTTGTTCGTCGCCCTTTGTCGCCCGGATTTTAGGCGAGAAGATATCACCGTCGGGGAAATGGTCGCTGATGTTGCTGGTATAGTCCAGTACGAGACAATCATATTTCCCTTCGGACAAGCGCAGGCCGCGCCCGATGATCTGCTGATAAAGCCCCGCGCTTTCCGTCTTGCGCAACACTGCCACAACGTCAACGTGCGGCGCGTCGAAGCCGGTGGTTAGCACCGCTACATTGACCAAGTATTTCAGCCGCCGCGCCTTGAAGTCCGCCAGCAACCTAGCGCGCTCGCCCGCTGGCGTATTACCTGTCACGATGGCGGAAAGCTGCGGCGGCAAGCTGGCGAGCACTTCTTCTGCATGGCGCACAGTGGCGGCGAAAATTAGCACGCCTTCGCGATCCCATGATTGCGCTACGATATCCGCCACGATGCCCGCCGTTTTTCGGCCGTGCCCATGGTAGGCACGATCAACGTCGCTTTTGTCGAATTGCCCGCGGGCGTTCGTCTCCATGCCGTGCGTATCGTAGCTTTCAGCGTTGATATCGCCGATAGTTGGCGGCGTCAGATAGCCTTGCTCAATAAGCGCCGGCGCCGCGATCTGGCCTAACAGCCGCATAAAGTAGGGCTTGTGGGTTTCGCTAACCGGTCGGCCGTCCGGTTCGGTCGCGTAAATATAACCGGTGCCGAGACGATAGGGCGTAGCGGTCAAGCCCAGCACGCGCAATCGCGGATTGCCCTCACGCATCTGATCTATGATATGCCGAACCGTTGGCGTGATGCCGTGGGCTTCGTCCAGGACGACCAGAGCGTACCCTTCCGGGCCTTTCCGCTTAAATGCGCTGATCTTGTTCTTGACCGTTAGCGGCGTGCCGAAAACAACCGGCCATCGCAAATCCTTGCGCCCGGCGCTGGACGAATACACGCTAGCCGAGAAGCCCGCGTCGCGGTACTTTTCAAAGTTCTGCATGACCAGTTCGGCGGATGGCGCGAGACAAAGCACCCGCTTTCCGGTCATGTGGTGGATTTCGGCGGCAACGCTGGCAATGATATGGCTTTTGCCGGCGCCCGTCGCGGCTTCGATCACGGCAGGATCAACGCTTTTGCGCAGCCAATCCATTGCCGCATCGACCGCCGCCTGCTGATAGGGGCGGAGCGTCATCCCTTCATCATCCAATAGCTTGACGGCTTGCCCCGGTACGGTTCGAGGTCAGCTTCCGGCGCAATGTCCTTTAGCGCCTTTGCGTAGCTGATCGATCCGGCACGATTGACTTGCGTCAGGTTGCGCCCGGCAAAGGTCGCATTCTTGCCGCCAGATAGCCGCACGGCTTCTTTCAAAATGTCCGCTTGGCGCGCTTTGGCGTTGCCGATCGCTTCGGCTAGTTCGTCATATTCGGCCGCCAGTTTGTGCGCTTCCGGCGTGTCGATTTCGACGCGCTTTGGCGCTAGATGCTCATCGGCATTGTTGGCGAGTTCGTCCAAAAACTCGGCATGGAACTGGCGCAACTTCGGCAGGTTTTCGGCTTGCCATTCGTCGCTTGGCCAGATCACTTCGCCAAGCGCATCCGCAGGACACCATTGCCAAAATAGGCAGCTTAAGGCTTCGCATACCCACAATTGAAACTGCATTTGATCGTGATAATGCGGCTGCTCATCAATGCTTTTGAATAACGCGGGCGGCCGGGCGTCTCGCAATGAAAACGGGCACTTGATCTCAATCAAGTCAACTCCGCTCGGCATAAGCCGATCCGGCGAAGCCCCGGCCCAATCTTCCCGCCTGAACCATCCGCCCGGCAATAACTCGACGCCAAGCGCAAGCGCCAGTTCTTCCGCCGCCTGATCCTCGAATCGGTTGCCATATTCGGTGGCGATATTGCCGGTAAATTCAGGCGGCGCGCCAAGACACGCCCGCACCATTGCCCGCATCACATCCACCCGCGTTCGGCTCGGATCATGCCCCAGAATTGCGCCTACGTTCGACGCGGTAACGAGGCCCTTTCGAGCCTCGTGCCATTCCCACGTATTCTGCTGGATTTCGGTCTTTCCCATAGCCTTCGCCTCCATCAAAACGGGATGTCATCATCAAGGCCCAAATCCTGGGCTTGCGTGGTAAGCGGCTTTGGCGGCGGGGCTTTGCTGATTTCCGCTGATGCCGGCGAGACCGCCGCGATCCAGTTGCCGACGATCTTTTCGTTCGGATTGTCGCGATCCGGCATGCTCCATTGCATGACCTTAATGACCATCGGCTTATTGCAGAGATGCTGCGCAAGCCGCTGATCAGTCGGAAAGCCCAGGTCGCGTGCAAGACCGCTTCCGGCGTTTTTGTCGATCGCCGCCAGCATCTTTTTCGCCCGGTCCCGCTTTTTCTTGGCGGCGTCGCGATCCTTGGCGTTCGGATCGTCGTCTGTCACCCACAGCTTCTGAAAAATTTTCCGGTTCTTGTAGGCTTCCGGCTGCAAAACCGTCCACCGCAGCGAGATGTACTTGGCAGGCGCCTCGCCGTGCATTTCGCGTTCGTCCCACTTGGCTTCGTCAACCATGGCAAGAACGTTAGTATTGTCCGGAATTGGCTCAAAGCCGCCGCCGGGCATTTCGTATTCTGTCTGCGCGTCAACCGCGGCGTTGCCGCCGTCGCTCAGTTCCCAGAAATTGTCGCTCATTGATCAATCCTCTTCTGCAAAAATGGGGTTTACCGGGGCGGGATCGCCTTCCGGTTCGGCCACTTGGCTCCGATCCGGCTCCGATTGGGGGGGGTGTTGGGCTCCGGTTCCAAACAATGCCGCCAGCGGGTTTTCACCTTCGCCGAATGGCATGGCTTCGGTCATGCCGTATCGGTTCTTGCTAATGTTCGACGCGGTGGCGTGACAAACCAACTCGCGCTGGCCCGTGCTGATCGCCTTCTTACGCTCGCCTTCCTCGCCGGTCACGTAGGACACCAGCCGGATGAAGCCGACGACATCGACATCGTCGACATAAGGCGCAAGGCTATATTTTTGGTTAAGCCGGAGGGTGTAGCGCATATAGTCGTCAGCGTCCGGGCTGCGCATCGTCTCGACGTCGGCATGAGCAATAAACACAATAGCCATCGCTTTGCGCTCATTGAGCAGCCCGGCCGCTTTGCGAAGCCGATAGTGCATCGCGCCGACCGCCTGATAACCGGCACCATACCCGCCCATGGCTGTCGCCAGTGACTTGGCCTTGCCGTCACGCTTTACGACTTCATCGCCAAAAAGCCGCTCCAGGTGCGTCACGCTATCAATCACGAGCGTTTTGTAGTCGTGATCCTCCTGGAGCAGTGCTTTGATCTGGCTCCAAAGATCGTCGGACGTGACAACCTTGGGAAACGCATCGGGGCGCTGATCAATCGGAATGGACTGCATCCCGTCTTCCGCGCGGATAAATACGGGCTTCGGGAACGCCGCGGCAAGGCGCGTCTTTCCCATTCCGGCGTCACCTAACAGCGTGACGATGGGCATGCGGTTTTGCGGCCGCTCGATAGACGCAAGCGTCATATCATCTTCCTTTTTTGGTGCCGGGCAGGCTCCGGCTCTCAGACCTGCTATTGACAACTCTACGCGCGAAATCTACGCTTTGCAATAGGAAAAACACGAAAGGAAGTGATTTTATGACGCTCGACGAAATCCGCGAGGCCCTACAGGATCGCCGCTTGTCCATTGTCGGCCGCAGGACAGGGCTCCATCCCAGCACCATCGCCAAGGTTCGCGACAAGGTGGGCCAGCCCACATATGATACGGTCAAACGGCTGGCTGCCTATTTTGCGGAGCGCGGCCAATGATGCATCGCGAATTTTGGGAAGCGGGCTTTCGGGTGTTCGGCCTGCATGGCGCGTTGCCGGACGGGAAATGCGCGTGCGGCTGGAAAGACTGCCCGGCGGCCTTCAAGCATCCGCTCATCTCCAACTGGCAATCAACGCCGGAATGGTCAGAGGACCAGATCGACGCCATGGAAATGGGGGATCAGTTCAAGACCGGCTTCGGCGTGCTTTGTGCGGGCTTTCTGGTTATCGACGTGGACGCCCGCAACGGCGGCGTTGAAAGCTACGCCAAGCTTTGCGAGGCCGTGCCGGAAGTGCAGCATGCGGGCATGATCGTAGAGACCGGCAGCGGCGGCGGCAGCAAGCATCTCTATTTCCGCGCGCCTTCCGGCGTCTCATTGATGCAGCACCTGCCAGACTATCCCGGCCTCGACTTCAAGAGCAGCGGTTACGTTGTCGCCCCCGGCTCCATACATGCCAGCGGCAACCGCTACGCTCTCGTATCTGGTGCGCCGGATGAAGTGGAGGAAGCGCCGCAAGCGCTGATCGATCTGCTACGCCGCCCGGAGCACCATCGCGCCGATTACAATGGCCGCGCGGTTGATGTGAGCCATGGCGACCTCGAAGCCATGCTGGCCCATATCGACCCGGATGCGGACTATGAAACCTGGATACGTTGCGGCATGGCCATTCACCATGCCACGGGCGGCACGGGCTTTGAGCTCTGGAACGAATGGAGCGCGAAAGGCGAAAAGTACAACGCCGCCACGATGGATAGCCATTGGCATTCGTTCGGGCGTTCGTCCAATCCGGTCGGCTTCGGCACGCTGGCGCACTATGCCAGCCAGGGCGGCTGGATTATGCCGGTCGAGTTTACGCCAAGCGTTCAATTCGACCTGCCGGAACAGGAAACGGAACGGCCCGGCGATCTGCCATTCGATATTAGCGGGGTGGATCTGAAGCGCCCGCCCGGCTTTGTTGGCGAGGTTGCGGCCTGGATCGAGAGCCAGTCGCGCCGCCCGCGGGAAAATTTGGCCGTTGCGGCGGCGCTGGTAGGCGTCGGCAATGTGGCTGGGCTTCGCTACATAGACGACCGTGACAAGGTCACCACCAATCTATTCGCCTTTTGCGTCGCTGGCAGCCGGACAGGGAAAGAGGCCATCCTGCAAGCCCTGGCGGCGGTTCACCGGGCGGCGGGTGTCGCTGGTGCGGCGCATGGCACGATCAAGAGCGAACAGGAGATCGTGCGCAACCTTATTGAGCATCAAGCGGCGTTTTATGTGGCGGACGAAGTCGGCATTCTTTTGCAGAAGATCAAAAACGCCAAGGGGCGCGTCAGCTACCTAGAAGGCGTAATCGGCATGCTGATGTCGGCCTATTCCAAGGCGGATGGCTTTATGCTTTTGTCTGGCGACGTGAAGCGCGACTTGCGGGCGGCGCTGATGAAGGAAGCCGCGGCGCTGAATGGCACGATTGAGAACGGCAACGGCGGCGATTACGAAAAAGCCAAGCTGGAAGGCGTTATGCGCACGCTGAACGGCTTAGACCAAGGCTTAGAGCGTCCATTTCTCAGCCTGGTCGGATTTACCACGCCGGTGACGTTCGACACGCTGGTGGACGACGAGAGTGCCACGAATGGCTTCATAGGCCGGGCGCTGATCTTTAATGACCGCGACACCGCCCCGCCATCGAAGGCCGCCATTTACACGAAGCCGCCCATGCCGATGCCGATGGAAACGGCACTGGCAGGGATCTACAGCGGCGGCAGTTACGATAGCCAGGTTTACCGGGTGGAGCATTACGGCGACCGCATCGCCATTCCCACGGACGCCAAGGCGAGCGACATGCTGGAGGCGGCGCTCTATTGGTTCGAGGCGCAGGCGGTGGAGCATAAAGCCAAGTCCGGCTTGGAGGCGATTTATCTAGGCGCATATGAGCTTGTGTCGAAGGTGTCGCTGATCCTAGCCGCGCCGGAAGGGCTCAGGACGGCGGAACATGTGCGATGGGCATTTGCTCTGATCCGGCGCGACGTGGAGGAAAAGGCAATCCGCGTGACCGCCAATCGCGAGAATGACGCCAGCGGATTGTTCGCCAAAATCGCCGCGCTGATAGGCGATGATGATGGCGAGACTTTGGGCGTCATCAAGAACAGGCTCAGGCGGACGCACAAGCCGGAAGATATCGAAAAAGCGCTTGCCCATATGGTCGAAAAGGGAGTGATAGAAGCGCAAGTCCAGCCTGGTGGAAAGGGGAAAGGGCGGCCAGGCGTGCGCTATCGCATGATCTGATAAGATAAAATCAGGAACGACGACAAAGGCCGCCTTCGGGCGGCTTTTGCGTTTCGTGAAAAGATTAATGCGCACGGCGCAAAGACCAGCGCCGCCCGGCTTTTAAATGTACGTCAAATTAGCGCGGCTTACATTCCGCAAGGGATTGATTTTGCTGCAAAATTCGACAAATGTCATATTTTTTCAAATAGCCCTAAAGAGAAAGAAAATACACACCCACTGCATACTGTAATATCGTTATAAATATACAAACACACTTAAGACTGTTTTCCTATCAATCTAAAACAGTATTATAACTATATATATATATATATATATAATATATATATTATAAGCAAAATCAATGACTTAGCGGCTGTTTTTAATGTAGTATGTTATACTATTAAAAAATATATAATAGAGTAGCGCAAAATTGTTGTTGGCGCTGCCCGCAATTGCAGGCATGGTGGCGAACATGAACCACATAGGAGCGATGCCAGATTGACCAATCGAGCCAAGCCCATCGAGCCAGCCGACTGGCAGGAGCGGCACTCTCCTACCATCCCGGTGGAAGTCGTAACGCACACGAACGAACACGGCCGCCACACGGTCGAACGCGGGCGGATGCGCCAGACCGACGCGCGGCTCTGGAATATGCTGGACACCGAACAACGCGAGGCCGTCGCTATGATCGTGCGCGGCGCGGAGTTCATCTCGGGCCGCATGCATCGGTTCCGGCCGCAGTGGGTGCGCATCGCCGCAGGGCATGGCGAGCCGGAAGATCGCCGCGGCTTGGAACAGCAATTCCACCAGTGGATTGCCGAGTGCCAGGCGGAAGGCGTATCGACCGTGCCCACGCTGGCGGTCTGGCGCGATGGGCAGACGCTTGAAGCTACGGCACGAAATCTGAAAATGCACCGCATCCGCACAAAGTGGCATATGACCCAAAGCCTGGACGTTTATTGCAA